GTTCCGAGGAACATAATTTCTCCACCTGGTTTCAGGATCGCATTAAATTCTCCGACAGATACAATTAATTTCTCTCTCATTCCTACAGTCCACGCTGTATTAGGAACCTCACAGTCATCTGCAAGTATTAAATCTGCTCTACTACCTGTAAGCTGACCAAAGATACCAACAGATTTTACTGATGGGGATTGATCTGGTGTCGCTGGTCTTACATCAAATCTATTACTCGCACTTCTTTGCTCATCCCTATCTGGTTCTAAGCACTTCAATATATCCATCTCTCTAATTAACCTTAAACAAAACTGTGCAAAGTCATCTGCTCGCATCTTGCTTGCAGATACAACCATGATTTTCTTCTGTGGATCATTCCTTAGCAGCCACAACACATAAGCTGCTGCCATCCAACTCTTTCCTACTCCCCTGAACGCCTCAATAATCCTTCTTTTTGGCCCATCCTGCATATATTCAGCTATATCTAACTGAACTGGTGTGGGATTAGGAAGTTGTAGGTGCTTCCATACGACAACTAAAAAATATCTAAAGTCATCCCTGAACTGTTCAGGTAGCTGCACCCACTTCTCTTTCACTTACTCACGCCCTCTTCTTCTTAAATGCTACGACATTCTCTATATCAGGTAACTGTTTCGCTAATTCCCCAAAAGCTGTACCCTCTACTGGCTGTGCACTGATCTGATTATCCTTCAAAAACTGCCTAGCGACATTCACATCTGCTACCGTCATCTCACCAGACACTAACTTATCCATAAACCACTCAGCTAACCCTGCATGTAAATCCCCTAATACCTCTGTCGTACTCTTCTTAGCCATAACATTTCAGCAATTTCCCTAATCATACACAAGTTTTGGCGGGGGTCTCACCCACCACAGGAAGACCCCCTTGTTAGCTCACTGGCAGAACAAGCTAACCCCCTAAATTCTACCCTTGAAACCCCTTGCTACTACTAAGTGTCCATATATGAATAGAAGTTATTCATTATCCCCTCTATTAGGTATCTGTTAGAGCCCCACGGAGCACTTTTTTATCGGAAAAATGTGAGGGGTTATAACGCTATAGAGTCGGAGCTCTTCACCCCCCAGTACCTTTGTACTACAATCTACTATTTAAGGGGGGTACCCTGTCCTTTTTATGTCCACTTCTATTCTGGACAGATAGAAAGATAGTGATAGCAAGGGGGGAGGGGGGTGGCATAACTGTTGATATGACAGTTATGCAAGATTATCACTGCATTTTCTGGGATATTGTCGGAGCTGGAGCAAGATTCCATATCATTTGATTCTCTTTGTTACCGCAAGGAACAACAATATGAACTTATATTACAATTCTAATCAAAAACTATTAGAGTCTATTGACTTCCTATTTACCTCTGATTATATTTCTAATAGTTATCCACTCTTATGGAACTCACACAGAACTCAAAGGAATTCATTAGTAATCACTTTGGATACACACCAGAGAAGTTAACTATTGATAATCCTGACGGCACTACATCAGTTGCCTACCTAATGCCATCACGTGAAGGGATGGTTCCCTGGTCAATAGAGAAGATCGAAATCTATGTCCAGTGGATGCAATCACCTAACAAGGTTGAATTGCTCAAGCAAGTAATGGAGGCAGTCTAATGACTACTACTAATCCAACCAAGCCAAACCATGCCCTTACCAACTGTAAGGGCCAGCTTGAACAGATCATGGAGCTACACCAGAAGCGTTGTGATTATCTTGCTACTGACTGCGATTATGTCGACAGCATTGAGCAAGAAGCAAGAGACATGGCTCTCGATGTCTGTTACAGGTCTCAGGACTGGGTAGAAGTAGGAAGAAATTCCAACTTTGAGCCAACCCAAGGACGCATCCTTTTAACTACTGGTGGCCCTGCTTGTCAGGTCATATGCGACCTAGAGAATAACTGGCCTAGCAGCCCAGAGATTCAGTGGCAGGACTGGGGAACACCTTGGACGCACACCAGAATCAAGACAGAGCTAGGCATTGACTACGACACAGCCACTGCTGCTCTTGAATGGTTCATTAACCTCTTCTGGTGGGGTGAGTGATGAGAATATTCTTCGACATCAAACTCGTAGGGGATAGCACATCCCCACGAGATCTACTCAAGCTCCTTGATTCAGTCGATGAACTATTGACTGGAGAATATAACTGGATAGTGGAAGGTGTCCATGATCACGGAGTCATGGACAGTCCACTAACTCTAGGAGAGCTAGAGCTACGGAGAGAAGAAGCACCAGGGAGCACACCTCCTGACTTCCTCCAAGACTTCACTACTACTTGTGAGCCAGACTGATGATTGAATCATTTGAAGTGATGCAAGTCACACCTGAGATAGCACTCTCTATTCTTACAAATAAGAACCGTAAGAATAGAAATATATCTAAAGCTAATCTCCGCAATCTCACTCAAGCCATGCTTAATGGTGAGTGGAAGCTAACCAACCAAGGCATTAGCTTTGATAGGGAAGGCAACCTATTAGATGGGCAGCATAGATTACAGGCAGTCATTGAGTCTGAAGTCACATGCACCATGCTTGTGGGTAAGAATATGGACCCTGCAATCTTTAACTGTATTGATACAGGTAAAGCAAGAACAGCAGGTGACACACTAGACATAGCAGGTAGCACCAACGGTAAGACTATTGCTGCTGCTGTTAAGATGGTGAGCTTTTATAAAGATTCACCTGATCACTCATGGTCTACTCATTACAAGCCGAGCCATGAAACTATCAGGAAGAACTACCTTCTAGACCAAGATTTATATGAAGAGGCAGCTATCACAGTAAGAGACAAGGCAAGACAAGCAAGGCACTTGCTACCTGCAAGTATTGTTGTCGCCTTCTATGTGCTTGCATCTAAACGTGGCTGGCCTGCTAGAAAGATTGATTTCTTTTTAGACAAGATCTATATAGGTGCAAGCCTGCAACCTGATGATGTATGCCTGTCGTTTAGGAACCAGCTATCAGCTAGGGAATACAAACGCAGGGGTGCTAACAGTCAGAGGTATTTGTTGAACGCTTTTATTAAATGCTTCAACACTAATGCTAGTCACACTCCGACTAAAAAATTCTGGGCTCCTCAAGATGGTTCAAATATGTACCAGATTAAGAAGTTCTCTCCAATACTAGAACTACCTAGTTAATTAGGTGTGGCATCTGTCGTTTCTAGGATGACATGATCACTCTGCCTAGTCAGTGTAAGTCCACACCCAATAGTTCACTTATGTTTTCACCTGCATACCCATGCAACTAATAACAATTCCAGTAACAGACAAGCAACACAGTTTCTTGTCACGTGTAGCTAAAGAGAATAGGAGAACCCTATCTCAGGTTATCTATCTCATGCTTGAGCATGGTGAGTGCCTCGGTTACGAGTGTATGTCGATGGGCGTTAAGAAGACAGACGATGAGATCTCCCAAGAGGATAAAGATCAGATCGCTCTTAACGAACAGATCAAGAAAGATCACCCTGAATACTCTGACGAATGGAAAGAGAAGGGGTACAAGTACGTGTGCACCTGCTATGACAGAGAGATGGTTTCAAATCTGTTTGAAACTATCGGTGATCTTGTCATAGATACATCACCTCTTAACGAGGGCTAATTAAATACCGAGGGATAACAGTGCGGAGTCTCCATCTGGAGCAGGCGTGTCAACCCTCGACCAACCCACTTGTTTTCTATTGCAATCCAATGAGCAAATCATCTGACAAAAACCAGCTAAACATCAGGCTTGACCCTGAAATCAACGTGCTACTTGAAGCAGAAATGCAACGAGTACTAGCAAGAAAGGAAAAGATAAGACAGGATGCTGGCCCTGAAGAGTATGACCTACTACATGGCAAACCAACAGCACCTACCAGAGTGGAGACTGCTAAACGAATACTTAGTCATGCTCTTATTAAACTAAATCCACCACTACCTGAAACTATCAATGTCACTGCCAATGACAACCCCAACCAATGAGCTAGTGCCACTCCAAACAAGAACATCACGTGACTATGCTGCAATGCTTAGTCACGTTGGTGATTTAAAAGGCATGAGCACCAGTGCTACCTGCCGCATGGCATTAGAAGATTGGTGTCGAACTAACTATCAAGAAGTTATTGACAAGCTGCTAGAAGAGCAGGCAGCACAACAAAAACTATTGAAGAAGTTAAGTGCTAGATGATGTATTAACTTTCGAAAGCAGGATGATCTCTAATAGCGTGGACAACTCACGCTATGTAGAGAACCAGCTACAAACTAAGAAGATACAATCTCGCTCCAGATGGGGCGAGTTTTTGTCTGTTGAGGGATACTTAGGTATCAAAGATCCCATTGATTACATAAAGAAAAGGGCTGAGTCTGGACACGCTGGCGTTGGGTGGGCAAGACTCAAGCCACTGAACAATCTTCCCACCGAAACCATAGCAGCTACAGTAATACGCACAATCATTGACACTCTTACACTTACCCCTAGCTTTTATTCCACAGCCAAAGAAATTTCAGACAGGCTATGGATTGAGTCAATGCTTACCGTAATAACTAAGGAAGATCTAGCTAGATATAACAGGAGTAGGCAGCGTAAGTCTCATAAACTCAAGGGCTTGCAGCACATGACTGGCACTGTGCAATGGACAGCCAAACAGCAGATGTCAATAGGTGGGATGATGATCTATATAACAGAGAAACATACAGGTTTTATTGAGGTAGTAAGAGAGGATCTACCACATAAAAAGCGTAGGATTATCAAGCCAACTGCTGCATGTATGGAGTGGATAGATAAATTCAAAAACAAGCAAGGCATATTAATACCTCACTACCTACCTACCATTGCACCTGGGCTACCATTTAATGAGCATGGATATGGTGGATACCATGACCCACGCTTGCAGATACCGTTACTTAAAACTAATAACGATGAGATAGTCAAGCACCTGAAAGGTGACGAGCCATGCAAGAAAGCACCAGAGATACTTAGTGATGTTCCCTTCACCATTAATACTTGGGTATATAAGGTAGCAGTTGAGATAGTAAGAAAAGGTTTAAAGGTAGGTGTTATCCAACCTAAACCAGAGCCAGATCCTTACCCTAAAGGTAAAGATGACGACAGCCCTGAAGTATTAGCGTGGAGAAAGAAAGCTAAGAAGCAACACATACTAGAGGAGAAGACAAGGAACTCTAGGATTGCAGTCACTTGGCTACTGCACATAGCAGGTGAACTAAAGGAACAAGACGAGTTGTTCTTTTGCTGTCAGTTGGACAGCCGAGGCAGGATTTATTACAGGCCACCATACCTAAACCCACAAGGTAATGATCTAAGCAGGGCACTCTTGCAGTTCTCTTACTACAACTACATGCAGACAGATGAGCATGTGAACTGGCTGCGTGTGCATGGTGCAAATGTATATGGACTAGGCAAGTCTTGTTGGCAGACAAGAATTGATTGGGTGCTAGAGCATGAGCAACTCATACTCACATGTGGCAATGACCCGTGGCTGGCCTTTAGTTTCTGGACTAGAGCAGAGAAACCATTTAGTTTCTTAGCCTTTTGCCACACCTACTGGGAATGGAAACAAGAGGGGCCAACCTATAAATGCAGGCATCCAATAATTTTAGATGCAACCTGTTCAGGTGTACAGAATTTCGCTGGCTTACTCAGGTCACAAGAGATGGCAGAGCAGGTGAACCTCACGCAATCCGACAAGCCACAAGATATATATGCAGCAGTCGTTAACAAAATAAATGAAAGGCTAAGACTAGATGGGTGTGACGACAGTAAGAAATGGTTGATGCTGCAACCTGATCGCAGCTTGACCAAACCCGCAGTGATGACCATACCCTACGCAGCTACATACACTGCGTTCTATAAGTACGCCTATGACTGGGGTATTAAGAGAGCTAAAGATTTATACGGCAATACCTGTTGGCTTAACAAGACTGGATCAATGGGTACTGTTCACTTCATGGCTCGCATACTGCATGAAGAATCATCACGCATGATACAGCCAGCAGTGCAAGCAATGAAATGGTTCAAGGCTATTGGTGTTAAAGCTGGTAAGAATAACATCCCCTTAAGGTGGACATCACCATCAGGATTATTAGTACATCAACAATATAATAGTACGAAAGATAGTAGAGTTAGACTTAAGTATTTGTCAGACATTTACTTAGACATTAGGGTGCAAGAAGACTGTCCTACACTGAACACTAACAAGATGGGTAATGCTATAACCGCCAACGTACTGCATAGCTTTGATTCATCGGTGCTTGCCTTAACAATATTGAAATGTCGGGAGAAAAATGTTATAAATATATCGGCGATCCATGATGCTTTTGTCACTGATCCCACCTCAATGAGTGTCGTTAGAGATGCAGCTAAAGAATCTTTTGTTGAGATATACAAGGATGATTGGTTGACCAAGATCAAAGACACACTCAAAGCACAGATACCTGTGCACCTACAACTGGATCTACCAGCCGAGCCAGAGCTAGGCGACTTCGATCCAAACACTACATTGTCCTCCAATTATTTCATCACATGACAACAAAAGGATTTGGCCCTGACGCTAGGCCATTAGTAGATCTCAAACCAATTCAACTGACCACACCTGACGACACATGCCTTACCTATTCATGGCTTGTTAACGCAGACAACAAGTATCCTCCTGCTAGATGGCAGACAACACTTGTTATTCCTAACAGCCCAAGGGCTGTTGAGATAGGAGAACAATTAGATACTTTCTTTCTGAACTTTAAGAAAGCATTGAAGGCTGCCTACCCTGACAAGAAGAAGGAAGACTACAAGTGGAATGAACTCCCTTGGAAATGGGAAGACCACGAAGAATTAAAACTTAAGAACGCTTTGATCCTCAAGTGCAACAAGAAGACGCACTCACCAGAGGGAACACCTAAAGCACCACCAATAATTTTTGATAGCAGTCAGAAAGAACCATTGAACGATGAGCAGAAAGCAAAGTATGACAAGATTGGCCCTGGTACTACAGCACAAGTAGCCCTGTATGTCAGTCAATACAATCTGAGTGTCGGTACTGGATGCAGACTCACACCTGCTGCTGTCAACATCAAGAACTTTATACCCTTTGGAAGTCAGGCTAATACAGCAGAGGACTGGGGATTCACAGTTGATGCACCACAGCAGGGGTCGGGAACTCCAGCAACAAATGACTTTGACTTCTAATAAATACAGAAGCAAGTTCGAAGCTTCAATCGCTGCTAACTTACATGCAAAAAATGTTGCGTTCACCTACGAATCCATACGACTGGAGTACACCCTCGAAGGCACGTATGTACCCGATTTCATATTACCTTCGGGCATACTGGTCGAAGCGAAGGGCCACCTCCGTACGGAAGATAGACGCAAACTACGTGCAGTTAAGACGCAACATCCCCATCTAGATATACGCCTTTGCTTTCAGAACGCTAACGAAAAGATTAGCAAGAAGAAAAATAGTATGCGGTATTACGAGTGGTGTGACCGCAATGGTTTCAAGTGGTGTCACAAAGTAATACCTGCTGATTGGTATGGCTAAAGAAATCAGATGGATAAAGGGCAAGCTCTACCGAGAGGAGTGCCCTGGCAACTGGGAGCCGTATGATCCTGACGCACCTCCTGATACAGAGAGAGTGCAGAACATGAAGACAAGAAGGGCTGAACTTCAGACCATGATTACTCGCATCAAAGATGATGAGCAAAAGCAAAGAAGTTAGCAGAGGGTCATGTCCTAACTGCGACACAACAAAGGGATGCGTCACCTTTGACGATGGACACTCACATTGCTATGCGTGTGATTCATCTTTTCAACCTGAAAGAACAGCAAGAAAGGAATCAATGCCAGTAGTTAGGTCAACAAGCAAGCTGCTTAAAAACTTGCAGCCATTTAAACAAGAGTGGCGTGGTATCACTGTCGAAACTCTTAACTTCTTTAGCTATTGCCAAGCTTTCTATCGTGAGCAGCAGGTGCACGTTGCTACTTACAACGATCAACAAGGACTACCATCTGCACAGCACCTGAGATTCAGGGATAAGAAATTTATTTGGATAGCTGATGATGGCATAAGCAACCTGCAATTCTGGGGTCAGAGCAAGTGGCGACAGAATCATGGCAGAGAATCGAATACTTTCTGTGTAATTACAGAAGGCGAGGTCGATTGCTGTAGCGTTTCACAAATTCAACAAAATAAATTTGCATGTGTATCACTGCCTTCAGGTACGCAGTCAGTTAAGAAAGCAATAGGTGCAAACCTTAAGTGGCTGAGTCAATTCGCATGGGTGGTTATCTGCTTTGACAACGATTCCCCAGGTGAGAAGGCAGCACAGCAGGCACTGGAGCTATTGCCAGCAGGCAAGGTCGCTATCTGTCGCATCCCTGATCCATACAAGGATGCCAACGATATGCTCGTTGATGGTAAAGGTGCAGAGTTAAAGGATCTCTTATGGAAGGCAGTACCTAGTAGACCTGACTCTATTAAAGAAGCATCAACCTTATGGGATGTACTAATAGAACCTAATGCCAAGGCTATTGTTCACTTACCTTGGACTCAACTAAACGAGAAGTGTAAAGGCTTTCGTTCTAATGAGATGTGGTGTATAGCAGCAGGCTCAGGTACTGGGAAGAGTACGGTATGTAGAGAATTAGCGTATCACTTCCTATCTCAGAACTTAAAAGTAGGGTATATAGCTTTGGAAGAAAGTCTCAAGCGTAGCTTGCAAGGAATTGTAGGGGTTGCACTTAACAAGCCTTTGCATTTAGATGAGAGTGTCGAGATCCCCATCATCAAGTCGGCTTTTGATTCCCTCTTAGGATCAGGCCGACTTTTTTTATACGATCATTTCGGATCTTGTAATCCCGACACCCTCATAG